AACGGATTGGATTTTCTCTGTCTTAGGACGGTGGCTATTCTTTTCCCTCGCTTATGATCGCATCATTTTGGCGTGCATCCAGTACACGTTTTGGGACTGGCCCATTGAGTTATGGACCCAGGCTCACGGCTACACTGCGGAGCTCGCAATCAGGATGAGGCACTTTGGTGAGCGTGTGCAAAGGCACCTATCAACCCCCAAGGTGTGTGCAGCAGTCGCAACGGCGGTTGCTGCAGCGGTTGCAGCCTATAAGCTTCACTCGTACATGAATCGCGACTTGTTTGCGGAGCAAGGTATTAGTGACGATTTGGGCATGCGACCGAAAGAGAAGAACGAACGCGAATCAGTTTGGTATTGCGACAATTACGTTGTTGATGATTACGACGTCGGCAGGACATCAAAATCCTGGAAGGCTTTGCCTACATCCGATGTCGAACGCATCTTGAGCAACAATTGTGTTTACCTCACATTCGATAATGGGACAACGGGCTATTCATCAGCGAGAGCCATCGGCATTGGTGGCCAGTACTACTTAGTCAACAACCACATTGTTCCAAACGTTAGTGAGATGAAGGTGCAAATGGTGCGCCGCGATTCGTCGCAGCAAATCAATTCCAACATCAAATTCGTACTTCACGAGAAAGACATCATTCGAGACGTCGAGCGCGATCTTGCGGTAATTCGCATTAGATATGCGCCGCCTGTAAAGGATATTCGAGATTTGTTCATTAGAGAAAAAGCCCTCTCATTTCGGGGAACTGGTTTCTATTTGAAGCGTAGCCCACAAGGCAACGTGGAGAGACAGATCGTGTCCGGCATTAAGCGCGCGGACTTTCCTAAAGGATTAACCGTGCGTAATGGCATAATGGGTATCTCAGGACCTACTGAAAGTGGGGACTGCGGATCAATACTCGTGTGCCAATCAAAGATGGGACCTGTGATAGCGGGTCTTCATTATGCCAGTCAGGAAGGACGTAAAGGTGATGGGTTGGTGTGCGTGGCTCCGGTCACGTACGAGTGGATCCAGGAATATGTACCTGAATTCGTTGTTAGCACAGGCGAAGTGTTGCTTGATGCCGAAGACGCGAAGATAGGTGAACCTGGCGAGCTCAACAAGAAAAGTCCATTTCGATTTATCGATGATGGCACAGCAAATGTCTTCGGTTCGCTAAACAACTTCCGCGTTCAACCGCGAAGCAAAGTGCGACCGACGATATTGTGTGACTACATCAAGGCTCAAGGAGAACCACTAAACTATGGAGCCCCGGTGATGAAAGGCTATCGCCCTTGGCGGCGAGCAGCCCTTTCGTTGACGAAGCTCAATAGCGCAATAGACACAGGAGTCTTAGATGTATGTACCGATTCTCTCCTACAAGATTGGATATCGGGCACCCCACAAAAATGGAAAGACGAGATCCAGATTTACGACAACTTCACTGTTGTAAATGGAGCCCCAGGCACCAGATACGTAGATAAGATCAACCGGAAAACCAGTGCGGGTTCCCCTTGGTGTAAATCGAAAAAGTTTTTGATAACGCCCATTGAACCGATTCATGGAGTGGATGATCCAGTTGCTTTTGATAAGAGCGTCATGGATCGGGTCGACGCCCGAACTGAGATGTACTTGAATTGCGAGCGCACACACCCGATATTCCGCGCGTCACTGAAAGATGAAGCACGGACGCACCAGAAGATAGAAGACGCGAAAACGCGTGTGTTTATGGGTGCACCTGTGGATTTTACGATCGTGATGCGAAAGTTTTTGTTGTCATTCGTCAGAGTGGCCCAGAAAAATAAGTATACGTTCGAATCAGCGCCTGGCGCTGAAGCACAGAGTATCGAGTGGGAC